AAAGAGCAAAATGCGGCTGGCAACTCCAGCCCAGGAGCTCCTCCAGGAAACGATAATAATTCTGCTTCTGATCCACCTAAGTCACCAACTGGTGATGGAGCAACAAGTGATCCAGTAGCAGATGGAGCTCAAGCAGAGCGTGGTCAAAATCAAGATTCTGGAGTGAACAACGATTCAACCAGTAAATTTAATCAAGGAGAATATGATGAGTGAAGGTAGTTTGGTATATTCAAACAAAAATTTAGTGACAGCAGATGGTGCTGTAAATATTGGACAGCATGCAAGTAAGTTGTGTGTTTACAACAAGGGTGCTAGTGATGTTGACATTAATCTTAATGGACAATACACAATCCTTCTTCCAGCAGAGTCTACGGAATACATAGAAATTGATGGCGATTATACAACCATTCAAGTAGTCACCGCCTCTTCTGCTGTAGCAGTTTTTGCACTAGGCTGATTTGCAATATTGTTAAAAACAATATATGCTGGTAGGCTACGAGGGCTAAATGTCGGATTTTAATATTTCATTCCCAATTGATATGATTAAGCGGGAACAAAGAATTGTGGTAGGTATTGCTACTGCAGACAATATTGATAAAGCTGGTGATATTGTTGACTTTGAGGCATCCAAGGAAGCTTTTGCAAACTGGGGTGGGAATATTAGAGAGATGCATGCCCCTATTGCCGTAGGCAAAGCTGTCAGTTATGAACCAGTTGTTATTACTGGCGCTGACGGAACATCATACAATGCTGTTAAAGTAGAAGCTTACATCTCAAAAGGTGCTGAGGATACTTGGCAAAAAGTTCTTGATGGAACACTTCGTTCTTTTTCAATTGGCGGTAAAGTAATTGAGAAATCTGCATCGGCAGATAAATTTTTTCGTGGTAAACCAGTAAATATTATTAAGAAGTATGTTCTTGGCGAGTTTAGCCATTATTGATATTATTAAAATGAATGATGATGGCTTGCTTAAGTATGCTCTTGATTGCGATCTTGATTGCCAATTAGCAAAAGCAAAACAACCTCTTAAAGATCCAAAGGGTGGTCTTACTGCCGCTGGAAGAAGACATTTTAAAGAAACTGAAGGTGCTAACCTGAAGCCAGGTGTTCGTGGTGCTGCTAATACCCCAGAAAAAATGCGCCGCAAGGGTTCATTCCTAACTAGATTTTTTACCAATCCATCTGGACCAATGAAGAAGCCAAATGGTGAGCCAACACGGCTTGCGCTTTCAGCAGCAGCGTGGGGTGAGCCAGTGCCGCAAGACATGGCTGATGCAGCAAGGCTCGCTGCGAAAGGTCGTAGATTGCTTGAGCGCTATGCGAACTCAAAGAAAAAAGGTTTCTTAGAAAATGATTTTGACGAAGATTTGTTGGATGTCGTTTTGGAATTAATGAAGGATCAGGGTTGTGATTGTGGTTGCAATTCTTGTGAAGATGTTGAGAAGGATGCGTCTGTAACAACAGAAAATGCAGAGTCTAAGTATCCAGCAAGAAATGGTATCATATCACCAACTGTTCCTCCTTTTCCATCTGGCTCTCCGAAGTTTAAGCCAAAAAAGAAAGTTAAGAAAGAAGACCTTTCCTGTGGGGAAGGTTATCACCAAGAAGGTGAAAAGAAGGGTAAGGATGGAAGTATGGTTCCAAACTGTGTTCCAAATAACCCTACTGAAAAGACAACAAAAAGCGAAATGTTCTCACAAGACGATGAACTTTTTGGTACAATTAAGGAGATGATTGAGAAAATGGATTCTATTATTCAGCAAGACTCTGAATTGCAATTAAATAATACTTATGATAAGATCTCTGACATGAATGAACAAGAAATTAGTAAACTTAGTCTATTGAAAAAGTTTATTGGATGGCTTGTTCCAGATGTCGCAGAAGAAACAACTTCAACTTCCGTTGAAGTAAGTGGAGACACACAGGAGGAAGAAATGGACATTAATGTTCTTAAAGATGCTCTGAGTGCTGTTGTTGATGAAAAACTGGCTAGTTTTGCTACTTCAATCAAGGAAGAAGTTGAAGCCTCTGTTCAGGAAAAAATTGAAGCAGTTGCTAAGGGTTTTGAAGTTCAGAGTACTGAACTTCAACAAAAGCTGGAAACAGCAGAGTTGGCTCTCGCTGAGCAAACAGAAAAGGTTGAGGCATTTGCCGCAGCTGGCGCTGTAAAAAAGAGCGTAGATCCAGAAGATGATGAAGAAGTAGCAGAAGAGGCGCTTGCCAAGTCTGCACCTACTTCATTCTGGAGAAATACATATTTGCCACAGGAGTTAATTAACTCCCTAGGTTATAGGTCATAAGGTAAGGAGGAAAAACTACTATGGCAACACAAGAAGAAATTTTGGCAAAAGCCAATGAGGTAACTACTGCGGTAGTTTCAAACAGCAGCCCAGTCAGTGGTGGTGGTGGACTTCTCTACCCAGAGCAAGCAAATCGCTTCCTTGACTTTGTTGTTGATCAATCAGTATTGATGAAGAACGCACGAGTAATTCGTATGCGTACTCCACAGATGGACATTGATAAGGTGTCTGTCGGCACTCGTTTGCTTGCAAAGGCAACCGAAGCAACAGATGATGGCACAAACGCAGCTGTCACATTCAGCAAGGTATCGCTTTCAACTGTAAAGCTTCGTCTTGACTGGAATATTTCAACAGAATCGTTGGAAGACAACATTGAGGGCGCTTCACTGGAAGACCATATCGCACAGATTATGGCTCGTCAGACAGCAAACGACCTTGATGACTTGTTTATCAACGGCAACACATCGTCAAACAACGGTCTTCTTAAGGCTTTGGATGGCTTCAATAAGCTTGCAAGAACAAGCGGAGATGTTGTAGACTTCGGAGGAAATAACATTTCCCGTTCGGTCTTTGACAAAGTTCTTCGTACCTTGCCAAGCAAGTACTTGCAGCGCCGCAATGAATTGCGATTCTTCACAGGTCCAGGACTTGTTCAGGATTCAATTTATAGCTTGGGTAATCCAAACTCGGCAACTGAGGCAACAGCAGGCGCACCTGCTCCAATGTCAACAGCTGGTGAAATGGCGTTCTTGCAAGGTTCAATGAGAGCAAATGGTGGTCCAGGTGCAACTGGTCTTTCACCATTCGGTATTCCTCTTGTTGAAGTACCTTTGATGCCAGAAACCGCAACTGGTGATTACTCAGCAGCTGCAGGCAGTCATGGTTTTGTGGAACTTACATTCCCTAACAACCGTGTAATTGGTATCCACCGTGACATCACAGTGTATCGCCAGTTCAAGCCAAAGACTGACACAATTGAGTACACACAGTACATGAGAGTTGCAAACAACATTGAAAATGCTGATTCATATGTAATCGGTAAGAATGTTAAGTTGCGTTCACTCTAATTTAAACAATTAAAGTAGGTATTGGGCGGGGTTCACAAGAACCCCGCCTTTTATCATATTTAAATTGATTTAAATTAACATAAGTGGTAAGATTGATCATATGACTAACAACGAAACAAGCGTAACATCCGAAAAAATTAATAAACCTAAAAAAGCTGTAGCAAAGAAAGTTGCGGTTAAAAAAGAAATCATTAAAGAAAACATTTCTGAAGAAGGAAAGGTTTTAATTGTATTTGAAAGCGGATCTGGGTATTCAACTGCATCTGGATTCCGTTTTTCACAAAGAAATAAAATGGGCTTGCTTCCAGTAGAAGAAGCCAACTTGCTTCTTACATTAGATAATTTTAGATTGCCTAGTGATGAAGAAAAGGAAATGTATTATACTAATCAGGAGGATTAATAATGGCAGGCAATCTTACAAACTATCTTGAGAATAAACTTATTGATCACTTCCTGGGTACTACTTCGTACACAATGCCAGCAGATGTTTATGTAGCGCTATTTACAGTCGCACCATCTGATGCAGCTGGTGGAACAGAAGTTACTGGTGGTTCATATGCTCGTCAAATTGCAACATTTACCGCTGCTTCAAGCGGTGCAACATCAAATGATAGCAACATTGATTTTACAGGAATGCCAGTAGCAACAACTGTAGCAATTGGTATTTTTGATGCTTTAACAACTGGAAATATGTTGTTGTATGGAACACTTACAACAAATAAAACAACAGATGCTGGGGATACTTTAAGAATCGCAACTGGCGATCTTGATATCAGCATTGACTAAGGGGTTTTGATGCTGAGAAGAGAATTTACAGGTGCTGCTCTAAGGACTAACTTAAGTGCAAATATTTCAAATAGCGCTTCTTCTTTTTCCGTAACTGACGCTGTTGGTTTTCCATCTGGTTCAAATCCTTTTGCAGTAGTTATTGACAGAGGAACATCTGATGAAGAAAAGATGCTTATCTCTTCAAGAAGTACAAATACTTTTACAATCCAGATTCGTGGTTATGATGGAACAACCGCAAGATCACACACATCTGGTGCATTTGTAGACCATGTTCTTGACGCAGCAACTATTCAAGACATGAATACAACAACTTATGATAATGAAGTTTTAATGTGGATGGGGGCATAAATGGCAAATCTAATTCCGAAGTCTATATATCTAGGTAATTCAACGGGTTCTAATGTTTACACAGTTGCTAATACAGCAGGTAATTATACAATTATTAAATCAATAAATGTTTGCAATACAAGCGATGCAGCAAATGCTACGGTGAGTGTTCATGTGCTTGTCGCAGGCGCAT